TGAATAAGTCCAATATGTTCCTAACGATATATCGCTTGCCGGTCTTGCAACTTGCACACTTCCTGCAACTGTCAGGGCAATTCCACTATCTGTATTTTCATCCCGTAATGGCCCACCGATAAAGTCGCAATATGAACCTGACCAAGATGCATGACCGCTTCTTGTTACCTTAATAGGTGCGTATCCATCACAAACAATGTATAAAATATCTGCGGATTGCTCGAATTTCATTTTCCATATATCAGCAACCGCATAAGGAGTTGTTAACTCGTAAATATTGCTTGAACCGTCAAGAACATATCCACCATCTTTAATAACCCGCATATAATAATCGCCAAATTCAAGCACATACGCCTGTTCGTTGGAATATACAAAGTCTACTAACCGGCAAGCTTTAGCAGATGTTTTGCTTTCACCGATATGTTGCGTTCCTGTTCTAGACTGCAAGCCACCCCTTGACAGGACGATCATATTATCAACCGTTTCTGCACCTATCGCATAAGTCGCAAGGTCAATCCTTCTATGTAGTTCAGGGGTAAGTTCACCCCTTGCAAAAGAGGGTTGTATTAATGTGTTAGGCATGACTTACCTCCTTGCCGTTATGTATCGGTTGCCTTGATTAATCGGTTTTTGCTGTTCTTTCGCATTCAGTAATTTAGCTTTTGCAACCGCTATTTGCTTGAATTGCATGGTCCTCTGAATGGTGTTATTGTCATTTGTTAACGATGTAGCTAATCGAACCGCCAAATCCCACGCCAGTGCATCAGCAAAAGAACTTGTAAACTGTACAGGATTGTCAATATCCATAATGTACTCAACGCTTGCGCCGTCAATATTGCAGAGAATACGCTTTACATCGGTTGTGCCATCAAGGGTATATTGAACCTCATATTCATTGACATAGCCTTCCATTGCAGGAAGTATTCTAAGCAACCGTAGACAGTCTGTCGGGTATGTATAAACATAGCCGTATACTTCGCTCGTTTCGTCTGTAACTTCGACTAAATCTGCCGTTTTAACAGCGAAACTCCAAGGAAATTCTTCCATTAAGTTTTTGTATGCTATCGGGTATAACCGCCCACACAGGGCAGAAGCCGTTGTATTCGATGTAAAATCTGTAATTGTTTCTGTTTGCCCAATATATCCCAGTGCAATATTGCAAATATCGTATTCAGTCATTGGAGTAACCCTCCCTTATATACCCTTAAAAAATAAGGGAAGGGTATAAACCCCTCCCTACACAACCTTTAAAAATATGGTTCAAAATGATGATTGTTTTCTATTCCTGCAATATGTGGTGTTCTCTCGCCATCTTGCCACAATCGCAGGTTAAAGAAGCACTTGCGAATACATTCATATCCGACAGGTACTTTCTTGACAGGCAGAACCTCAGAAAGCGGTTCAATAACCGCCTCCTTAACAGGTTCAACTTTCTCTATGGCGACTTTCTTCTTGAAAGCCATTGTTAGGACTCAATTCCATTCGTCTGAATTTTATTATCAATCCAGGCGTTGAATTTGCCGGTTGCAAGCACTTCTGTGCCAATGGTGTAAGTAATGCGTACATAACGTTCACATGCACGAGTAAACAGGTAGTCTACCGCTTTATACCCTTTAACAAGGGTTGCTTTGCCAATTGCTGTGCTGTCGTATACAGTAGTCGGAGAACTGAATGCGGCAACAGTATCCATCTGTACGATGAATTGAACAGTTGCGTTTCCGGTAGAAGTGGCTGCTTCTGCCATGGTTGCGATAATGCGGAACCCTTCTGCGTTTCCGTCTGCCCCGAAATCGTAATATGCCTTATTTGTGCAAACGTGTGCAGCTACGGTAGTTTCAACTTGTTCTTTGGATAAAACCATTTCATTGTCTAAAATAGCCATTTGTTTATTCCTCCTAAATATTTATTCATAATGGGAAAAGACCGCTTACGAAACGGCGGTCTCAGTGTTGATAATTTGATCACTCATCATTACCTCGATACCGTCAATGTACAGAGTGCGAAGTCCGTCCATTGCTTCACGTTGGGTCAGCCAAACGTTAGCTTTGTCAGTTACCATAGTTTTCAACCAACCATAGCAAAGTTCAGAAACATACCATTTATAGGTAAGTCCTGCATCTTTGTTCTGCAAGCGTTCAACCGCACGTGCCGCAATGCCGATTAAGGCAGGGGAAGTGTCGGAAGTTGCACCGAAGGTAATCAAGTCAGAAGCATCAATATTAGCAACACGAACGATTTGCCGATAGTTTTCAATCGACAGACCTACCTGCATATTTCCATTTACACAATATGCATAAAATGGGTTTCCGCTGGCATCTGTAACACGTTCCTGCGGTTTCACAATGCGGGAAATACCTGCTTGTGAACCCATCGGATAGAACAGTCCAGAACCACCTTGGCCCCAACCAACCAAGTACATGGAAGTATTGTCAGTCGAAGAACCGCCTGCACTAACAACCTGATAACCTTCTGCACCTTTTGTGGTGGATAAAGCGGCAAAACGAGTGGCAATTCCGTCAAAGTCCTTAATGGAAGTTTTGCTGTTGCCGTAGAAGAACGTGGTATCGAGATCTTCATGGATGGATTGACATTGCATTTTCTCCTGCCCTGCCATGTATTTAGCTTGGTCAGGCTGTTTTTCAAGCAAGCGAAGGTCAATTTCCACGTTGAATTCATACTGCGAACAAAGGTCAACTACCTGAGTAGTCGGAGTTTTGGATTTTGCAACGCCTTCATTGTAAGAACGTTTCGTTGCGGTAGGTTTCGCTAAGAAGCGGGTAGTCTGATTGCCGTTAGGCATATTGCCTTGGAATACATGTGCGGTTTTAATGATAGGTGAAGCAAGGGAAAGAGCATCAACAATATCCGCTGTGGATTGATCAGGGTTTAACGTTTTCATTAAGTCAGCATAAGTAATAGCAGCCATGGTTCATTCCTCCTAAATTTTCGTTTTATTTGCTTTGTGGCAGGCCGGGATATTTATCAGCAATATTCTTTGCTTGTGTCTGCCCTGTGATAATTGGTGCATCGCCTGCGGCAACAGCGATTTTGTGCATTGCTTGTATCAAGCCTTTTGCCGCATCCTTGCTTAGTCCACTTGCCGCCATAACAGCAACATCCAAGAAGCCTTTTGCTTCTTCGCCGCCGTATTTGGTCAGCATGGCATTGATTTTCCCCAAGCCTTCTTTACCAATGGACTTATCAGCGGTCAACTCTTTGACCACATCGCCATAGGCTTTTTGCCGAAACTCGACTTCTGCTTCAAAGGCTTTTTGCATCCCTTGAACGTGCATATCAATAGCCTTTTGCGCCTGTTCTTGGTTCATGCCAAGTTCAGTTGCATAAGGCTTGAACGCTTCAAGCTGTTCGGTATTCATTGCAAAACCTTCTGGTAAAGCGAAGTCTGTGTATTCGGTAGGCTTGGTTTCTTTCTCGCCTTCTTGACCTGTTTTTGTGGCTTCTGTGGCATTCTGTGCGTTTGCTTCGGTTGTTTCTGCGTTGGTTTCTGTAGTTTCAACTGCGGTTTCTTGTGCGTTATCGCTTCCGGTGTCAACCTTTAGCGTTTCCTCTGTTGGCATAAAATGTATTCCTCCTTAAATTTGGGCATAAAAATAACAGGCTAAATGCCTGTTCGCTTGCGGTTTAGCTAGAGTGTTTTACCACTCTGACCACCTCTTTCTATTCGTTTTCTTGTTCCATTTGCATAAAGTTGGCAGGGCAAACCCTTTTCAACTCTCGCACGATATCATTCGCTACGGCTTGTTTTGCTACTTTGTGATAAACTTGTGCATTTGTATCAAGAATATTCTCTTGATAACCTAACTTTTTCAGCACCCACATCATTATCCGTCTGCCTTGTGGAGTTTCCATTTGGCGAAGAACGTCTATTTCGTGGTCAGCTTGTTTGATGCTTTGCTTCTTCTGCTGTTCGGCGTATTCTGCCCTTGAAGTGATTGCTCTTTGTGGCTTATCCACCCTGTATAGCACCCCCTAACCCTTGCAACATTGCCGATAAAGCACCTGTATTTTCGGTTTCACTCATCGTTTTAGCGGCTGTTGCAACCGGCTGTGCGGATTGTGCCATTTCCAACATTTTCTGTTGCTGTTGCTGTTGCATGACTTGTTCTTGTCTTGCTTGCCGCATCTTAGCGACTGTTTCATCATCACGAATTACGCCGCCTGGAGTGCCGACCATCTTATTAACTTGGTCAACCGCTTCATCTAAATCGATCTTGTCAACTACTTCCGGATTAAATTGTGCTGCCGCACCGACAAAGGCTAATACTTCATCAATCCTTGACTTATCAGCAACCTTCTGTGCCATTGCCAATGCACCAACAAAGTCAACCTTAACCTGTTTGCCTTGCAAATACTCTGCTACATCATCAGGCATCTGCGGGAAAATATCAGCTTCAACCGCATATTGCCAAATAATATCTATTAAAGGATTAAGCAATTCATCTTGCAGGTTTTCAAGCACCGGTCCTAATACAAGCATACGTTCGGTTGCGACCTCGCGAATTTCGGTGGCAGTCATTTCCTTGTCAATACGTTGACTAACAGCCTGGAACAAATCAACAAAGAAGTCAGAAGCAATTTGCCTTTTCTTGTCCTCGATTGTCTGCCATGTTGCCTGTATATCGGGACTGACTTGATACAAAGGTTTAATGCTTACGTCTGCCCCTGTACTGTTGGTAGGGTTGAATGCCCCTGGAATACCCACTACCTGCCCATTATCAAGACCGTCTGCATTTCCCTGTAGCGGTGGATTGTTAATCTTCTGTAGACTTTCGTGGAAGTCATATATCAATGTCTGTAATTGCTTGCAATTCCCTATACTTACCCTGCCAGGATTGAATTTGCCCCACGCTTCGCCTTGATTGAACCCCCATCTTGGAGTAACAAAGGGTAGATAATCAAAACCCCCAATCGACAAGAAATCATCTTTCTTGGCATCTTGGAGGTAATAAACAGATACATATTCTTTTCCGAATGGAGCCATTTTAAATCTGTCCGGTTCGACCGCATGAATAACGATGTGCGGAGTGTTATTATCCTTCTCCACATCCCGCTGTATCGCCTTAGGGACTTTATCACCGAACAACTCAACCAATTGCATAGCCGACATTTCAAATTGCCTATACAGGGTATCTACTCTACCCTTACCATTTACCCCTATCCAATATTCTCCACAGTTCAATGTACGGCAATGTATCACACTATCGAAGTCTTTCTCAACCATCATACAAGCTGTGCCTATCGGTGCAAGGTGAAGGTATATCTGATGAACCGCAGGATAGAAGTTACTGTCGTGCATGATATGGTAAATGACTTCTGAACAATCATCCAACCATATCCTAATAGAAGGTATCTGGTTGAGTGCTGGATCCGCCATCATCAACCTAAACCATGGCCTTGAAGGGGAAGTCACGCTTGCATGCATCCCTGCTGCACAGGTATTGTTGTCCTTTACAGGAGTGCCATCGTAGATAACTTCGTCTTTGCGACTACCGTCATTATTCGCACCACCCAAATACCCTTTCAAGTCAGGGGCAATGTGGTTGAGAATATCTTCCCAAACAGGTTCATGTGTTAGTCTGTCTTTCTTTAACTGTGCCAGCCTTGCGTTAAAACGCTTAATCCTGTCCATATTATTCCCCCATTAGCTTTTTAGTCGCTATGTTGGCAGGGGCAAGGCTTGTTCCTTGCGTTACGTTGGTAGAGTTGAACCCTCTACGCTTCTTTTCTTCGGCTAGTGCCGTTGTTATCGCATCTTCTTTTGATACAGCAACCTCTTTCGTAGGCTGTGCAACCATCTTAGGTGCTGACGGTGTACTGACTAAACACATTGTATCTACCTCCTTATATGACACGTTTGAATGGATTGTATTTTGTTCTTGCTTTGGTATTGGCTTGTTGATAAAACCCTCTTGGGTCAGTTTGTGAACGGATATTGACAGCGAAAGATAAACATAGGCAATCAGCAAAGTTAGGCGAAGGAAGTCCTCGCTTCTTCATATCCTTTTTGCTCTCTAGCTGTATTTTCCCATCCATCCTTGCAATGGTTTCAGGCCCAATCAAATCATCGTACATAATCTGTTCTTTTGGGATTGAACCACCTTCTCTAAGCCAATCACGCATTTGTTTCCACATATACGCCCGCATATTCAGGCAGCCTGGATCAGGCGACTTACCGCTGAACCATATTGCATACCACTTACGCCTACCCATTGTTTTGCCGGCACTATATATGCCTGTGCCGTACCCTGCATCAATTACAACCGCATCTGCACGATGTTCGTCCTCGATATTAGCAAGGATGTTAGCAACCTCTACATCGTTGTCATTCTTAGGCAATACCCTTAGAACCCTAAAGGATAACCCTTGCCTTAGTCCAATAACGCAATCATCGTTGCCTTCCCATGCAGGATCGCAGGTAACAATCTTAGGTGCAAAACTGAACTGTTCAGGACGAAGTTCTCTGCCGTATGCCCTGTCAACATATTCAATCGGAATGAACTGTTTCGCTGACATTGAAGGGAACATGCCACGAATACGGACTTTACAGAAGTCGCTATCTTCGCCGTAGTCCTCAACCCATTTGTTTAGCTGTTCTTTGTTCGTCATTTTACAGGTTCGACTGTCAATATTATGCGTTTCCCATCGTTTTCGATACTTGCCAAAGCAATCCTTGAACCGGCCTGTATTTCTAGTAGGGTTTCCGAAGCAGCACCAAATTATTTCCGTATTCGCATCGGTCAACGCCCCTTCTGATACTTCCCAAATGACATTCGGAATAGCTGAGGCCTCATCATAAATCAGCAATATTCGTCTGCCTTGGTTATGCAGACCGGCGAATGCTTCTGTGTTATTCTCTGACCATGGAACCATATCAATTCGCCATGTTTTTTCATGGTTTTTATCCTTGCTATACAAGGAAGTCGCTGAACACTCGAAAAGTTCTTTTGTCAGGCACAATCTATGCCATTTTGCCAACTCTGCCCATGTTTTAAGCTTCAACTGATTTTCCGTATTTGCGGTAACTACCCCTTTTGTGTCAATTCGAGTAGAAATTGCCCATAAAATAAGCCACGAAACTAAGGCTGAGTTGTGAGTAACAATAAAATCGTTAGCAAGGTATAAACCGTCAGGATTTTCAACCGTAACGCACATCGCCTGTTCGTCGTGTGAATACTCTATACTGTCAATCCAACGTGCTAAATAACGATGTTCAGAAGGTTTGTAAGCATTTTTTCGATGTTCTAATGTGAAAGGGTTAAAGTCAAGATTAATAGTCACTCTGTAGCACATTTTGCATTCAATCTTCTCTCTGTCTGCGCCGTAATACCAACCTTGTTTGTCGGTAGGTTGAATGTGTGCCTTTCCTCCAATCGAACGGACAAGCCAAACAACATCTTCAGCAAGTCTTTTGCTTGTTGTACTGTATCCTATTGAACCGCATGAGTTTACTTCTCCGTCTGTGTCAAGTAGGCCGCAAAGTAGATATATGCGGTTTTCCACACTATTATATTTATATTCATCCGGTATATAGCGTTCGCTTGAACCGCATAAAAAAACACCGCTTTTAAATTTATCAGCGATGTCATAAATCCGTATTTGTTTTTCTCCATTAAAACCAGATGTTTTATACCCAAAACTTTCAATTTTATCTACTATTTCTTGAAATGGCTTGTAATACGAAGGTTCTCCTTTTGTTCCGTCACCAATCCACACACCAACAAAATAAGGGTGTAAACCTGTTTCTTTTTCAGGAAACTCTGCCGCACCCTGTATGGGTATCTCCCATTGCCTTGCTTCTGCAATTCCGTTAGGTCTTTTAACGCCTAACTTCATTATTTCCTCTGCACTAACTGTTCTCCATGTGTCAAGTTTATTTCGCCGTTCGTGCCGTCCACGAACCGTCCATAAATGCTCTTTTCCGCAATAACAATAACTACCATCATCGAATGTCATTTTATATATTGCGTTTATGCCTTGTTCATGTCTAGCGATAACCTTAACAGGTTTACCATTTCCACCAAACAACACATCTCCAACCTGAATATCTCCCCATTTACGACTTCCAATAGGAGTATCTAATATGGAAGAATATGGAAGCTGCTTGCCAATGCCATGTCCTGATGCTACCGCTATTTGAATTGCTTGGTTAATTGTCAGCAATCGTTCCTTAACAGAGGTTAATATTTCTATTTGCCACTTATCCGGTCCATCAAAGCCGATTAACTCACCCCTGCCCCAATCAAAGCCTTCTTCGACAAAGGACAAAGGGTCATCCATACACTTGATGCACCAGTCGGTGACAAGGTCTAAGTCTTTTTTATTCATCTAAGTCACAGTCCTTTAGTGCATCTATAGGAAAATCGAATACTTCTTTCCACCACTTGGCATATTCTTTCTTTATAACAGCGAGTACTTCATCACTTAATCTTTTTCCGCATTTACAATTAGGCCAATAATCTCCGTGGAAATTAGTGTTTCCACAAGAACAAGGCATATCATAAATCTGTATTCCGCTAACAAATTGCATTTTGTAAATCTCCTTTACAAAACAGGGTGTTTTTTGTAAATTTGCTTACACCCCTTTTTGTCTTTTAAACCCTTATATATCAAGGCTTACAAGGTTTTCGCCTTGGCGGTTTATCTTATATCTATATCTATCCGCCAAATACATCATTGTCTGCCGTGAATAGCTTCTTCAAACTAGCCGATGGTTGCTTTCCGTTATAAGCAAATGTTGGGTTCATCATAATGCCAATGTTCTTTCCGTCCGGTCTAGCAACATAGCGAATAGCATTTTTACTCTCTAATGAAGCAATCAATTTATATCTCGTCGGTCTTGATATATGCGCTATTTTTTCAATATCTGCCCATGTTAAAGGATTGCCTTCATCGTCGGCAATTACATTTGTATCCCATTGCAGATAAAACTGAATAGAATATAAAAAAGCGCGTTCCTCAGTTGTCAATTTGTTGAGGGTGCGCTTTTGATCTCTTGAGGTAAATTGTTTAACAAACTTTGCTTTTCTTCCGACTTCTTGCGGCTTAAATACCTTTATGAAGTCGCCTATATCGCATATAATATTTTTTTCTTGCATTACTTGACCAGTAACTGTATTAACAGGCGTTCCATCATCTAATCTAGCAATCAAGGCATCAACCCCTTTTTCAGCCTATTCTTCTTCTTCTCGTTCCCATTCTTCTGTATCAGGATCATCCATATTGCAAGACCTCTTTTTTGTTTTATTTTATATATTTTTTAGGATGAGATTTCTTTTTTAATATTTATATATTATATTTTAAGTCGCTTTTTATGTAATATATATTGCTAAGGAGTATATCTCACAGCAGCGCACACGCACAGCGGGGGGTGGGGGTGCCTTCGAAGGGTGGGGGTAGGGTATGCACATACATTACTCACTCGATCACATAAGAAAGGTGCAGCCCCAACCCTCTGCACAACCATACATCCGACTATCGTCCAAGTATGGCCCCAGCTTGTGATCAGCAAGCCAACCTATCAATAGCACTAACAGTTATGTAAGATATTCACAGACCGATAATATTAATTATGTCAACTAGCATTTCCCACACAAACATAGCATTCATGCGCCTTTGCGGGTTTATGCGCTTACACATATATTGCCCAAACAGCTAAATAGCTTAAAAGTCCACTGCACGCAATACTATTTACCATTAAATAGGCAATTATTCCTCATCCTGTACAGGTGTTATGTCGATGATATTTCCAGTTGATAGTCGCTTGCGCTCTTCTGCTGCGCTGAGCCGGTCAGCATAATTGACTACTGTAACAGTGGTTTCGATCTCTTGTTTATCCTTATAATCCATATTCTTGGCAATGAAAATACCTCCGGCCGGATTGCGTGCGATCATTACCTGCTCAACCACATATTCCTCTACTTTGGCCTTCGCATTTTTTATAAGGTTACTAATGGCAGATAATTCTGCTCCCCATCTATCAATATAATCCGGTTTAAAAGCCATATCCTCATATACATCTAGCATTTTACGATGGTTTAATCCCAACGCAATCGCAAGGCCTATCATTGTATATGGTCTTTTATCCTGATCTCTATTTGCAAAATAACCATCTATTGCAGTTTTGACAATAGCCGGATCAGTCATTTTAAGCTGTTTTGTAATTGGCATTGTTATCACTCCAATAAATTACCTCTCTATAATCAAATACAACGCTCAAATCTCAACGCTACGGCGTTTTATCGCCTATACCTAACCTTACCTATCAACCTATTTTATAACCTATCTCGGTTTAAAAAACCAATCTAAGTTAAACATTAAAAACAAATACACATACCAAAACAAAACAGCGCAACCACAATAAATTACTGATTTTTTAAATACACTATCCATACAATCTCACCTCTCAAATCAAATCCTACCTCACTACACGCCTGTACAAGCCAATTCAAGCCACTTAATCACCTTGGCCCTTATGATTGTATCAACCAATTTATACTGCCTTAAAATCAACTTACATTATATACGGCTCAACTCGTTTAATTGCCTTGTCAATCTTATATTGCCTTTGCGCTGCACAATGCGCACATGAGCCATGGCTGCGACAAGTCCTGTCAAATTGCTTGCTATCCTTATACTCTTGTCGATGATCCTTGCGATTAGGATATGCCTTGTCGAAACTCATATTTACCTCGCAAAAAATAAATTAAAATAATTGATAAATTGTTGTTGACAACCAAATTGATTAGTTGTATGATTAAACCAAGATAACAAATAGGAGGGATTGACATGGCTGCATATGTTGGACGTTGGGGACGAGGTAAAAAAACGCATATCATAGTTGACTACACAGTACTAGACAATCAATACACTGAGATACGTTGCACAGCCGAAACAGTATCACCGTCTCGGATTGGCGAACCTCTCACAGATTGCAACAGTGATAAAATATCTTGCGAAAAATGTAAAAAATATTTGGAGGGCTATTTTGGATAAAATCGCAGAAGCAAAAAAGCAATGGGGCGGTAAACGCCCCGGCTCAGGCAGGCCAACTACTGGCCGCAAACCTCGCCAGTTGATGGCAACAGATCCAGAGTGGATAAAAATTAGAGAATATGCTGACAAAATTAGAGGTAAAAATAAATTAAAATAATTTGATTTATGGTATTGACATATTATTTGATTAGCGGTATGATGTAATCAAACAACAAACAACAAGGAGGAATAACAAAATGAAATTGCACGAACAGGTTAAACTGGCTAACGAAAATCATCAGGTAATACATCAAGAGTTAACTGATTTACTTTTATACTTGGGTAGTTCTAAATTCCACGGAACGGATAACAATTTTGTGAACGCTAGTGAAATGTATTCCAGAGTGCAAAAATTGTATCGCATGGAAAGCTACGCAGCTTCCGGTGAAAATCTTTCCGAAATTAACTTCTATTAAATAATATGCGAGCCGGCGCAATCCGGCGAAAGGATGATAAAAATGCAAATTGTTTTAGCAAGAAATGATATTGATTATATTATTGAACAGGAAGGCAGAATAGACTTGGGCGAACGTCATAAACTAAAACAAATTTATAAGCCGGTCGCCTGTATATGGTTAAATAATGGCAATTTGTTGGATAAGGAAAAAGCAAATGAATTTGCACAAAAAGAAGGCTATACTGTTTTTTGTTACATGGACGAAGATAACCCTTTAGAAAGAGCAAAAAAAGAAATAACATTCCAAACAGTTCCAAACAGTTCCAATAAGAAGGAGAAAAACAAATGACATCAGGCGGACTTCGAAAAGGTGCAGGCCGACCTAAAACAGGCCGTGAAACAATCAGCTACCATTTCAGGCTAACAAAAGAGGAACATAAACTTGTCACAGAGTTTATCGCAAACCTAAAAAATAAGAAGAAAAAATAAAGGAGGTTAAACCATGAACATCCTCGCAGTATTCGCCCCAATCATCAGCTTTGGAATAGCAGGTTTTGTCATCAGATTAGCAATGGAGGTAATTGCATAATGACTGCCACACTGTACAATCCAACAACTAAAAAACAGGTTATCGGTCAAATCATGCAAAGAGGATTTAATAAAATAACCTTAATTGTCACCGATAAAGCAGGTAGTCGCTCAATCAAAAGCTTTAGCGAAACTAAATGGGTGGTGAATACAAAATGAAACTTGACCTTACAATCGAAGTCTTGCAAAACATCATT